GTTTCCCAGTCACGATCGGCGGGGGCGAAGTCCTGCTGATTTCCAGCGTACTCAATGAAATCTACAATCTGTATAGCAGCAAGGTCAGCGGATATGCCTGACTTTCCAGCGTAGTCCCATTCGTAGGGGATTGCCTTTACATTAACGGTACTACCATTAGCAATCTTCTTATCGTTATTCCAACGATTATTTTGTGAGTCCATCACAAGTGGAGCAGTACGTTCGCTACCATCTTTGCGGTGAACTTTACGCTTGATAGTGATAAAGTCTCCTCGTTCATCTCCTTTGTTAGCAACTTTCAAACCAGACTTCTCAACAACCTCACGGTTGTCATCAGTAACCTCTACTTGAATTGACCATACTGGATCGAACTTAGTGTTCGGCTCAGTGATGGAAGCATAGTGGCACTTACCAGTAATGTAAACGGGATCGTTCATGTTGTATTTCTCCTTTTAAATCCGCACCATTGCGGCACTGTGTGGGATCATTCCCAAGTTTTCGTTGTCTACTACCAACAACAAAACGAAGTATAGCACAGGTGGTGTGCTAGTGTCAAGTACTTTAATGTGTTTCTGCCCAATTATTTCCAACTTTATAATCAGAATCAAGAGGACATTTAAAGTTAAATACTTTTTGTGTGTGATACATAGCATCTTTAGTAATTTGAGTAAACCTTTTAACATCAGGCTTGGCTACCTCAAACTGATACTCATCGTGTATTGAGGCTACGAGCCTAGCATCAAGACCAGTCTTACGTATCCTGTTGTCCATCTCTACAAGCCACTGCTTACATACAATAGCACCAGCACCCTGTAACAGTGTGTTAAGTGCAGCGTGATCTGATCTAATATATAATCGTCTACCATCAAGACCAGGAATACTACCAGTCTGTGCAGCCTCTTGTACATTAGCACGTAGCTTCTTGAGGGCTGGCATGTTACGTAGAAACTTTTGTATTAGTTTCTGACCATCGGATGCAGAGCCTCCTACTACCTTACCAATCTTAGCTGGACCTGCACCATATAGAAAGGCATAGATAAAAGTCTTTGCCTGATCTCTAGTCTTTAGTCCTGCTGCTTGCTGGTTAGCAGTGTGTACATCACCAGTAAGAACCTCTTGTGTAAAGGAAGGATCATTCATGTAGTGTGCAAGACATCTAAGCTCAAGACCAGAAGCATCAGTACCTACAAGCCTGTGAGTTTCTGGATTAGATACTGTCCATAGGCTACGACACTCCTTACCATAGGGGCTGTAGACTGCTGGTACTTGTGCCATGTTAGGTTTGTTGTGTGCCATACGGCCAGTGATTGTACGTAGAGTAAGAACCCTACCACGTACACGCATATCTTCATCGCACTCCTGTATCCATGACTTGAGAAGTCCAGTTCTTTTCTGTAGAAGAAAGTAGCGACTAAACATCTCAGCCTCTGGCATATTAATCTTAGATAGTACCTCTTCATTAACAATGACATTACCTTTGTCTGTTAGTTTGTCTGGCTTCCATCCACGATCCATTAACCTGTCTGCTATTTGTTTACGACTCGCAATGTTAAATGGTATGATGTTTGTTTTAGTTTTAAGTTCTTTTATTGTAGGTTTAAATTCTTTCTTAGCATCGTTCTCTAGCTGATGTTGCTCGTCTTCTAATTGTGCTAGAAGTATCTGTGCCTCTCTAAGATTAAAAGCAAAACCATTATTTTGTTGTTTATCTAAAATAACTCTAATGTTACGCTCAAGATTATAACATTTATCAGAAAAGTTTTTACTCTCCTCTTCTAATTCTTGTGCTACCTTGTGTGTTAGGTCAACGTCTGTTTTACAATACTCTAACATCTCAGGACTATAGTAGTCAAACTTATCAAACTCTATCTTAGGATAGTCTAAACGCTGACCCCAAGAATCTAATGAGTGTCCTCCATCACGGGTGGGATTAAAAAGTTGAGACTCAAGCAGAGTGTCTCTAACTTGTGACGGTGAGATGTTAGAACCTGTTATCTTATTAAGAAGGGGAGCGTCAAAGCTAATACCATTGTGCATTATAAATTTTGATATACGCTTTGACCACTCACCAAACTCTTGACATTGATCACCAACCCATTCACGTACCTCTCCTGTTTTGTAATGCTTTGCTACTATACAATGTATAGTATTAATAGATTCGATAGTATTGTTTTCAATGCGGGTAGTTTCAATGTCTACAATTGCTTCCATTAATTTATATCCACTATATATCCATCTTTGGTTTGAAGGTGAAAGAACATCTCACCCTTGCTAATATTGCGATTAGAAACTTCTTTAACTTCAGAGTTAAGAACAGCATCGCCATCAAAGAACCATGCTTGTTTACAATCATCTCTGAAGATGACAAACGTAAGTAGATCATTATAATTATCTTTCTTCCATTTGTCAAGAAGTCTTTTCTTTCTATAGGGTATACGTATATCTCTCCACGATCTAGGCCAATCACCTTTCCAAGAATATTTTATTTCTACTTCATAAAATTGTTTAGGTAAATCAGGTGAGATGCTACATGTAATATCAAAGTAAGTATCTTCTTTCATATTAATATCTGTTGAGTTTGTATTTTTCTCAAGCCATTTAATCATAACTTCTTTGGCTTTTTTATCAGCAACATCATAGAGAGCTTTGTCAAATTTCTTTTTAACTGTCATCTGTCTTTTCCTTTATGTTATATAAAGCTAGACCCATACACTTTGTAGTTCTTTGTGCTGTTCTGTGCCTTGCCTCGTATGTTTTTCATATTGTCAGATACAGATACCCAACGCAAATTGTTTACAGAATAGTCTAGTTTATCTTCATTAAGATGGTCTACATTATAATTATCTGATGTCAACTCATTAGGAATAAATGCCATTGCAAAAATTCTATGTGCGTAAACACGCTTAGAAATTACCTCATTTGATATTGTATAACATGGATAAACTGCACGACTAAAGTTAGGGTGTATAATACGGTTTGTGCTATTATGAAATATATACGGAAAATCCTCTCTGTTATTGTACATAGGCAGCAAATGAGTGCCACCAACTCTGTATATGGTATATTTATTTTTAGGAACACTACAAAGAAAATCAGACATAGCATTTAAGTCCTCTCTTCTTTTGCCACCTGTACCAAAATAAATAGGGCAGTCACACAAATCTATTTGTTCTTCTGTAGATTGTGCATCTACATTAAGAAACAAATCTAGTTGTGTCATCTTCGTCCTCCATGAATGGGTTGTCTACCTGTGTCATGCGGCCAGTGTCACGGTCATAGTGTAGGTAACATGATACACCTGTCTCACCAGTGTACCTGTTCTTGAGTATACGTACCGTGGTAGTATTAGCCTCAACGTCATCGTCAGCCTGTTGGTTACGCTCCAGACCAATGACTGCATCAGATAGGTGAGCGATAGATGCAGAGCCACGTAGATGTGAGAGCGATACCTCACGACCATCTTCATGACCACGATCACCTGATGGCCTACGTAGGTGACTGACAAGTAGCAAGCCTATGTTAGTTTCTTCAACAAGTGAGCGCAGCTTGGTCATTAGTATGTCAATAGACTTACGCTCGTCGCCATTGTCTTCCTGACCTGACACAAGGATAGATAAGTGGTCAAGGAATACCCACTTACAGTCAAGAGCCTTTGCCATGTAGCGTACACGATCCAGTATCTCATCGTTCTCAATGCTACCAAAGTGATCGAAGGCAAAGAACCTACCACCACCAAGCGTAGCATCTTGCCATTCTTTGAGTTGCTCTGGCGTATACTGCTCACGTATCTCTTTAATATATAACCTAGCATTGGCTTCGACACTCATAATATTAAAGGCTGTGTTTTTAGTGCTTTCTTCAAGGGCAAGTACACCAATGTTAGCCTCTGTATTACGCATGATATGATGCATTAGCTCACGTAAGATGCTGGACTTACCCATCCCTGCACCAGAGGTGAACGTCACAAGCTCTCCAGTACGCATACCGTAGGTCTTCTCATTCATCTTTGCCCAAGGATAAGGACAAGTCTCATTGACCTTCTCATCGTAGAGTGTCTCACCAAGGTCAGCTAGGTTTACAATACCTGCTGGTGTGTATGTACGTGCGTTCCACCAAGACTGCACAAACTTCTCACGTTGTCCTATCTTGAGATACTCATTAGCATCTTTAAGATCAAGCGTTACAATCTTGCACTTGTTAGGTTCAAACAACTGTGCAACCTGTTGCTCTGCCTGTCTACCTTGTTCATCGTTATCAAAGCATATAACAACGGTATCAAACTTATTGAGGTAGTCAAAGGATTGTTTACAGTTCTTGAGGGCAGATGCCGCACCGTTCTTAATGGAAACAACAGGCCACTTTGAACCAAGTAGTTCATATGCGCTCATAGCATCAAGCTCACCCTCACATACTGTGATGTACTTACCACCTTGATTGAATACATTCTGTCCAAACAAACCAGCATTGGATAGCTCACCCTCAGACCAAAACTGTTTGTTGCTGGTCCTACGAAACTTGGATGCAACATGCGCTCCATCTTTGTCATAGTATTTGTACATGTGATCCGTAACCATAGAACCCTCTTTGGCTACCGTGACATTATACTTCTTACATGTCTCAAGAGTAATTTTTCTATCATCAATAGAATGTAATTGAAAGTTTGGTTTGTTGTTACGCTGGATTGGTATGACTTGTTCTGCTTGCATGTTCTGATTTGCTCCGACTGTTGTGTGACAACTAAAACAATACGTATGGCCGTCATCATAGAGACTGTTGGCATCGCTTGAGCCACAGTTCTCACAGGCCATGTGCTTAATAAATTTACTGTTGGTTTCGTGCTGTTGCATGTTCGCCCCTTCCTTAAACTAATATCTTATTAGGTAGTTACGTAAGTAACTCCACTACCTAATAAGTATTAGATAGCACTCTGGATTCGCTTGATTGACTTCAACACATTTTCAAAATCTTTTAGATGTAGTATATTAGGGCCGTCACTTGGTGAGTTATCTGGGTCTTCATGCACCTCCATAAAAAAGTTTTCTACTCCTACTGCTGCGGCTGCACGTAGTAGGTACGGAACATACTCCCTGTTACCACCAGAAGATTGTCCTAATCCTCCTGGCTTTTGCACAGAGTGTGTAGCATCAAATACAATGGGTACACCGTGTGTTACTTGATACTGTTTTATCATATAGATTAATCCAGTAAAGTCAACCACTAAATTATTATATCCAAAGCATGTGCCACGTTCTGTGATCAGGACGTTATCCATACCTGTCTTGGATAAGATACCAGCAACATCCCACGGTGCAAGGAACTGACCTTTCTTTATATTAACAGTAGCACCTGTACTCATAGCCTCTTGTATTAAGTCAGTCTGCCTACATAAAAATGCAGGTATCTGTATGATGTCTGGTACTTTACCCCACTTAAAAACAGTTCTAATCTGTCTTATATCGTGAAAGTCTACGCATGTTTTTACACTAGCCATTTCAGATACGTCTTTAATTATACCTGTTCCTAATACAAATCCCATACCACGTTTGCCAGTGGCATGAGAACGATTAGCTTTGTCAAAGGATGCCTTAAAATAATAATCATATCCTAGTGCATTGCATAAATCTTTACAGTGTTTAGCAATCTTAACACCTTGTTCAACGCTTTCGATCTGACACGGACCTGCTATTATCCTCATTTATGAAGCTCCACACTATAGATATCTTTGTTACCTACGAGGTGTTGAGTCAGTTCTTTTCTATGATGGATAAAATCTTCTGCTTCTTTCTTAGATTTAAGTGAGGCTATTATAACATCACCCATTTCTTTATGTAGTATCACATTCCATTTTTTAAGTAGTGCCATTGGCTAACACCTTCCATGATATAGGGAACAGTTCATTCATTTCATTAGAGATAAGTTGTGCTATTTCTTTTGTTTCTTTCTGAGAGTCTTCACTCATTCTTAACTTACATACCCTAGCAAATGCTGCAAGTGTACCAGACCAGTACCACTGTGTGTAAATTGATTGAGGTAGTATAGTTCTTGCTTGCTCTGGACATACACCCTTGTCTAACATAAGATTATAAGTGTCAATACAATGTCGCACAGTCTCTCTATATACATAGGATATGGTATCATTTTCTTTTATCACCTGATCAGATGATCCTTGTTTTTTGTCATCCGCTACCTCTCGCCACTCGCTGGCTCTCCAGAACTCAGGCGAATCACTGACATAACGTCTACTAACTTCGTTCCACACCAAACCTACCTGATGTTTTACTAACTGTCTTGCCACAAAGATGGGTGCTGATATGCGAAACTGTGCAGAGCAATGACCAAATGGTGTCCAATGATTATGTTTAGCTAGATAGCTAATTAGTTTTTTATCTTTATCTTTCATGTAAGACTTAATTAAATCACCATCATCTTCATCTCGCCAGTAGTTCCAGTTGCTTTCTTTATTGAAAGAAACTCTAGCTGCATTGACTACTGTTAGGTCACTGCCCATATGATCTATAAGATCAACGATCATCGTAGCTACTCTCCCATATCTCATTAACAAAGTCTTCTTTGTCTAGCATTATCTCATCGACTTCCTGCCGTGCTAGTTTCTTAGCTTCTTTCTTATCATAACCTTCGTCTTCATATTGAGATACTAAATCCCTGAAGATAGTGTTACGGTCACGCTGCCAAAAGTTCTTAGTCATTTTCTTCCTCGTATTCCACCCATGAGTTACGGTTAGCATGATCTCTTTTAGATAATGATAACTCTTGTCTTAAATTTTTAATTACATTATCTTTTTCATGCACTAGTCTAGTTAGTTTTAGTATGTGAGAATGTAATCGTTCTCGCTCAGTCATCATTATCCACCCCACAAGTCATCGTATCTAACACAACCATCCACATCTTTGTAAAGATCACGGTGTGTTTTCTTACGATGTTCAAATATACTAGAAGTAAAGAATATACCTATAAGAATAATCGCATGTATAATAATAGAGGGTCCAAATAAAACCATCCATCCTGTCCATACAGAAAATATAAAGCACCACATGATAGATAGGTATAACATTAATTGAAAGCGTATTATTTTTGGTAAATGAATTAATGAATTAGTATCTTCATCCATTAAAAGTTTCCAAGTATTTTTTAACATGTTACAATTATAATCCTATTTAGCTTTGGTGTCAAGATAAAATATATGACTACCGAGTTGGACTAGTCTTTTAAATCTAGGACTAGTAGCCCAGAATGGTTTGACATACTGTGCATGGTAGTGTGTAGCACTTTGAATATATTTTATTGTTACACCATTCAAGGCTAGTTTAGATACGAACAAACTTCTCTCGTATGCATCGTGATCTGTTATCCTTTCTGGCTTACCATCACACCAATAAGAAAACATACACTTGTTTCGTATTGGATTACCCTTCCATAGTTTACTTTGATGTACCACATCACAGAGATTAGATGGATAGTCATGTAGGTTAGCCCTATTCAACACCACTACAGCCACACCTAGCTGAGATAGTATACCTTCGGATCGTGCTTCAAAGTATACTGCCTCTGCTAGACAGGCTATTTCTTTTTCTTCTCCTTTTACTATTGTATTTTTAAATATAACAAGAACAGATGCTAACATAAGAATGTATAACCAATCTCTCATCGTCTTCTCCAGTATCTTTATAGTACTTGGTATGATCTAAGTGTGTTAAGCATTATAGCAATACATGTAACAACATGTAGGACTACCCATATAGTTCTAATAATTGCTACCTTATCTGATTTTTTATTATCTCTATACGCTTTAGAACCTATGGCTTTACACCAAATGTCCCAGAGTTTATGCTTCATTGCATCCTCTGTACTCTAATGTTGTAAGGAAACACACCACCCTCTGGAAACAACCCATCCTCCATGAGATATAGCTCTGCTTCTTTTCTTGAAGCAAAGGTTTTTGTTTTAGCAGAAGTTTCTTCTATCATTGTGTCTATTTCAGACAGGTCTTCTACCATTCTATGATCAGACTGTGTGATAATGTATGACATTAGGCCAACAGTATTAATAATAAAGTAATTAACATTATATTATCTCCTAGTAAAGAAAGCCCAAAGGACTAAGATTAAAAAGATAAATGCAGCTAACCAATATAGTAATGCTAGTAGCAGCCCCATTATATTTCTCCTAAAAGTAAAAGAGATGTTGCCCCTACCAGCCTCTACGTAGAGTCGAAAGGTAAAGCCTTTGTTGCATGAGGTATGATCACTCACCTACGATGTAGGTTCCCTTCACAACATCTCTCTATTAGTTAAGCCGCCAGTGCCATGCTCTTAGTTTCAAGACCAGTCCACTCGTTAGAGTGTAGCATCTTGCGAACACGATCCTCACGGTTAACCTTTACGTTATGGTCTGCACCTCGCTTGCTGTTGGGGTGTGAAGACCAGTATGTAGCAGCATTGTATGCTGACCAGAGCGTACCGTTATCACGCTCACCATACCCTTCATACAATCCTCTACCATGCAGGTGACGGTTCTCTTCGTCAAAGATTTTCATAAGGTTGGATAGCATTACCTTATTGTGTTCTTTCTTACGTGTCACATTGTTGGTACGTACAGCCAGTGTCTTGGTGAACAGGTTGATGGCTTCGTCACGGGTGATGGTAGTATCATACCAGTCACGCATACGATCCAGTCCAGTACCAGAGATAAACTCGCCAGCCTTCTGTATCTTAGAGGCAAAGGCAGGGACATTGAAGTTCTTAGTATGCCTACCATAGACATAGGCCAGCTTGTCACCACTGACTAGGGTATTGAAGCAACTATGTCTCCATAGTCCCATCATACCGTTGTTAGCCCATGTACCGTTGTGACTGCTACGAAAGACAAACTCAGGCTCAACAACATCTGACCCATCTCTCATAGACATAGCATGGGCAGGGAACTTAGCACGTAGTTCTAGTTTAGCACCACCATCATGTACCTCTGTGGTAAACTCCGCATCTGTAGTATCTACCTGTGCTAATGCAAGTGCTTGCTCTACACCGTTCACGATCTCATCGTACTGTGTGATAGCATAGTTATCTGACACAATGCCAAGCACCTGCTTAGTATCCTTGCGGCGTAGACCTACACCAATATCAGATGGCACTTTGTCTTGAGTGCTAAAGCCCTCATAATCTTCATAGCTTTGGATGAGGGGAAACTTCTCTACTTCAAAGTCAATCTTTGTATGGTTAAACATTATCCATTCCTTCGTTGGAGTTCAGTTAGTAGTTCGTTAAGTTGGTTAATAGTTTCTGGCATTTCTTCACATTCCTTTAGTTTTATCTCTCCATTTAGTTGTATTTTAGAGAGTATCTCCATTGCATTTTCTACTGCATCAATATCGTTGGCTATCAACATAATCCTCATAACCTTCCTGTACGCTGTTGAGTTCATTTTCAATCCATCCATTAAGTTCTTCAACATCGAACTCCTCATCAAGAATAACATCACCTGCTATCATGTCCATATATTCTTCTACCATGTTATAATACCATGCATCACCGCCAGTACGTAAAAACTTTTTTACATCTCCATAGGTGTCAAACTCAGGTACGTTCATTAGCTTTCTCCTTTCAGGTTATCTTCTATTATACCATACTCTTGATCATCTTGAAAGTCTATATCAGGAATAATATCTTTCTTTTTATTGGGCATAATCTTCTGTTGAAATTGCTTTAGTTCCAAAGACTTAGCAGAGGTGCTTCGTCTCCTCGCTATACGGCGGTGGGTCTTCGTCATTGATATACTCCTTGAGTATAGTTAATACTTCCTCCGCTACATCAAAAGCATCATTGAGTGTGAGAGTCTCATGGTTTTGGAAAGACATGTACTCTCCTACCCTAAGACCCACACACTTAATGCTTTTGTCACGGTCCCAGATGATATCAAAGGTATCAAACTCAGACTGCCATGTGACAAAGTTAATCATTGTTCTCCTCTAACTCCAGCTTATTGTCAGTGAACAAGGTTAGCTTATGTTCCTCACCATCTTTGGTGAAGACTGATACGCTAACAGTTTGAAAAGTTTCAAACTCATTACGCTTAACTTGTATGTCGGATACTCTGTGGATGTCCATGTTCATTTTATTCACCTTTCGCTGCTTTTAAAGTAGTGTAAAATTTACCATCACGTTTCCATATAGGACGCTTACGAGGCGTACCATCAAGATACTTAGTAATTTTTTGGACGACAAACAACTTACCATTTGGATCACGATCTCTCATAAAAATCTCCTTTAAGTTACGCTGTTGTGTAGTTCGTAAGAACTTCACTACAAAACAGCTTACTTACCTAGCAAGGTTTACCTGTTACAACGTCAGCCACTTCACCGTCATGGCCTACTTGTTTAAAGTAGAAGTATGTGCCTCTCTTTAGATCGACAAGAGGACCAATGGCATACGCACCGTCTTTAGGATTCTCTGTCACTACGTGACATCCTATCCATTGATACTCTGCTTTACCGTTTTTGTGGGCAGCTTCCCACCCAGGTGAGCAAGCACCTAGTAGTACTACTAATGTTAGTGATAATATTTTCATTATAATCCCCTTTGTGAATACCAGTCTATTTCATAACCTTTATCTTCAATAAATTCTAAAGCATTATTTTCTCTAATAGCTACATATTTATCTTTTACTCTAGGGTCTACATAAGGAGCTATCCACCCTAGCTCTCTAGCAAAATCTTCTGTATTATTAAAGCTTCTATAATAAAATATTTTTTTCATTTTAAAAACTCCCTTAGTTACGTCTTAATGTTAATCACAACACCTCTTGGTGCTAAGTCTTCACGTAAGTACTGATATACATAATCAGCTACGCTACCATAACCTTGGTTGTCCATGTTCCAGTCAACAAAGTCTTCTGCATCTTGGTCTGTAAGACCATACTCTAGTGCTTGTTCAAACCAATTTTCTTTGGCTTGATCGTTTAATAAATGGCTCATTGTTATCTCCCTACCATAATATTAAATGATTAATAGATATTATCATTGATAATATTATACCAACAATACATGTAAAGATCAAGGTATAAAATAATTTATTTAACATGAACCTCATCCATTGTTTCTATCCACACTTTAGCCCCACACGATCGTGACTGGGAAAC